CTAACAGCGGAGAAACACAATGACAGATATACATGCAAAGCCTATCGTAGATGGCAAGTTTTGGATTGTGGAGCAAGCCGGCACTAAAATTGCCACACTACATAAGAAAGAAAACAATAAATTTATTCTCAGTAGCACCAACGGCGAAGTTATGTTTAACAAGAAAGAAGATTTGACCAAACATTTTGGCAGTAATTTCTTTCTAAAAAATACCAAAGTCAAAGTAACTGCTGTGGAAGAAGTATATGAGTGTCACGGTTATCCAACACTATGTTCGCCGTATAACAGCATGTATGATGTCCGTCGTAAATTGCCCTTGTTTACCAAAAGTGAGCAAAGCAAGAGTCTGTATTGTGCAGGATACTATGTTATTAAATTCAATAAAGGATGGGTAAAGAGTTTTTGCCCCAAAGCAATCACAATCGAACGATATCCTTACAAGGGTCCGTTTAAAGATAAATTTGAAATGAAGGCAATACTTACCAATGCAAAATCCGATTAACACAAGCCCTATTGCACAATTTACCCAAGCAGTAAGGGCGGCTGAATTGGGTCAGCAAAAAGAAGTGAAGTTGTCTATCCAACAAGCACGATTGTTGAGTTTAACACTAACTGAAGTGTTAGACAAGTTAAATCGTGACTTAGAAACTGTTTATAACGCAGTTAAAAGCAATTCTGCTACAGAAGTTATAAATGTACAAATGGACGGTGGTGGGTTTGGCGACTCAAAATAAGGATAAATATATGCGTATATTATCGGGATACGCATATTATGAGCAGACCAAAACCCAAAGTACTTTTAGAGTACACTAACAAAAAAACCTACAAAGCCGAGCAAGTTTTAGAGGCAGAAGCCATTTGGGCAGTTTTCTACAAGAACGAGCCTTTTAATCTAAAATCGTTTAATAGCCTAACAAGTTATCCTGGCCCCAAGTATAAAAAGGTATCGTTTAGCAACCCTGGACATGCTAGAAATCTTGCTAAAAAAATGAACCTAACATTTGGAACAACCGATTTTCAAGTTGTTAAGCTAACAAGCGGCACAGTCGTTAAATGATAACAAGAACTGCACTGACTAAGATATTTTTACAACAATGGGGTAAGAGTACAGACGATGCTAATATAAACCTGTACAGCCATAAGTGGTGGCAATCCAATCGCGTCAATAAACCAAATGCATTCCGTCTAAGTGACGAAGGTTATGAGTTTTTGGTTAAAGAATTAGAACTCAAAGAATACGAAATTCCATTTACCGAACCAATTGAACTTAGCCCGCAAACAATTATCTTTTTGGAAAGGTATGTGGATTGTCCATATTACCTCACTAACCAAAGTATCACTGTTTTTGCCGAAAGAAAAGGGTTTGAATTGATGTTGTTTTCAGACGACATCCGTAAATTTGGTTTGGTTAAGGCCATGACCGAACGCCAAAAAGAATTGTAAATTTTGGCTAAACTGGCAAAAACTTCTTAAAAAACACTTGACTGTCTTCCTATTCCGCTGTATAATACATACATAAACAGCGTTAGTTCAACAACATTTTTTTAACTAAGATAGGAAATATATGAGCGAGATCCTTAGCCGCACAGTTGGCCCAAAAAATGCTAAAAAGTCTTTGCGTAAGGCTTTTAAAAATCAGCGTCCAATCTTTATCTGGGGTCCCCCAGGAATTGGTAAGTCTGATATTATTAAACAGTTGGGCGAAGAACTAGACGCTCATGTTATTGATGTACGTTTGAGCCTATGGGAACCTACTGACATTAAAGGTATTCCTTACTTTGATTCCAATGTGAATAAAATGGTTTGGGCACCTCCCAGCGAATTGCCTGATGAAGAGTTTGCCAAAAAGCACAAGAAGATTGTGCTGTTCTTGGACGAAATGAACAGTGCGGCACCCAGTGTGCAGGCCGCGGCTTATCAGTTGATTTTGAATCGCCGTGTTGGCACTTACAAACTGCCCGACAATGTTGTGATGGTTGCGGCTGGCAATCGTGAAACTGACAAAGGTGTGACATTCCGTATGCCTGCTCCGTTGGCTAACCGTTTTGTTCACTTGGAAATGACTGTTGAGTGGGATGACTACTTTGAGTGGGCCGCTGAAAACAAAGTCCACAAGGACGTTGTTGGCTTCTTGAGTTTCTCTAAAAAGGACTTGTACGACTTTGATCCTAAGTCTAGCTCACGTGCCTTTGCTACTCCACGCTCTTGGTCTTTTGTTTCTGAATTGTTGCACGACGATGATTGCGATAACGAAACATTGACTGATTTGGTTAGTGGTTCAGTTGGTGAAGGATTGGCTATTAAGTTTATGGCACATCGTAAACACTCTAGCAAAATGCCTAACCCCACAGACATTTTGAATGGCAAAGTTAAGAAGATGGAGTCAAAAGAAATTTCGGCCATGTACTCTTTAACTGTGTCCCTGTGCTACGAATTGAAAGATGCTTGCGACAAGAAGGCCAAGAATTGGAACGATCAAGTCAACAACTTCTTCCAGTTTATCATGGATAATTTTGAAACAGAATTGGTTATCATGGGCACTAAGCTGGCATTGAGTACTTACAAACTGCCGCTGGATCCAGATGAGATTGAATGTTTTGACAAGTTCCATGCTAAGTTTGGCAAGTACATTGCGGCAGCAACTGACAAGAACTAATTTGGTTTAGCACTATTTGACACCACCTTCGGGTGGTGTTATACTATATACATACAGCAAACATCAGGAGCAAATATGTCACATGTAGATCCAATTATCGACAAAATTATTATAGCCCGTGTGGGTCTATTACTTCGCCATCCATTCTTTGGCAACATGGCTACCCGTTTGAAAATTGAAGAAGGTACTGAGTGGATGGGCACTGCCGCAACAGACGGACGCACCATTTACTTCAATCGTGCATTTTTTACTCCACTCACAGTTAAACAAGTTGAGTTTGTGATTGCACACGAAATTCTCCACAATGTGTTTGATCACATGGGACGTCGTGAAGGCCGCAATCCACGCATCTTTAACATTGCCGCTGACTATTGTGTAAATGGTCAATTGGTACGTGACCGTATTGGCGAGCACAACATTGAAGGCATTAAGATCTTCCATGATCCCAAATACTACGGCATGGGTGCAGAAGAAGTTTACGACAAGATCTTTGACGAGATGGACGAAGATGAACTCAACCAATTAGGTCAATTACTGGACGACCACATCGACTGGGGTGACAAGGACGGCAAAGATGGTCAGCCTAAGTACAGCAAAGAAGAATTGAAACAAATACGTGACGAGATCCGTGAAGCCACAATGCAGGCGGCACAGGCAGCGGGTGCGGGAAATGTGCCTGCAAGTGTTCAACGCATGATTAAAGATCTCACAGAACCTAAAATGAACTGGCGTGAGATTTTGCGTCAGCAAATTCAAAGCACTATCAAATATGATTACAGCTTTATGCGTCCTAACCGTAAAGGCTGGCACATGAGTGCAATACTGCCTGGTTCTGCATACGAAGAGACTATTGACATTTGTGTGGCTATTGACATGAGTGGTTCAATCGGTGACGATCAAGCAAAAGATTTCTTGAGTGAGATCAAAGGCATTATGCAAGAGTACAAAGATTTTAAAATTAAAGTATGGTGCTTTGATACTCGAGTTTACAACGAACAAGACTACGACGGCTACAGCATGGATGAGTTTGATACTTATGAAGTTATGGGCGGCGGCGGAACTGAGTTTGATGTGAACTGGGATTACATGAAGGAACATAATATCAACCCTAAAAAGTTTATCATGTTTACAGACGGTTATCCGTACGGCTCATGGGGAGATGAGAACTACTGCGATACAGTGTTCATTATTCACGGAAATAACAGTATTGTTCCACCGTGGGGCGAGTTTGCCTACTACGACATGGCTACAGAAGAAGCATGAGTCTAAAAAACGGCAAGCCCAATCCTCTAAATTATTTTGATTTGCGGAGGGTTGAGTTTGCCTGTCCGCATTTCAAATACACACATCTAGATAGATATAACCCTACACTGTATAAAAACATAGACGATTGGATCAAAAAAAATCTAAATAATCGTTATTACATAGGGCAAGGTATCACTGTGGATCGTACAAATACCATCACACACAACACCAGAATAGGCTTTGAAAGTGAAAAAGAACTCAGTTTCTTCACAATTGCCTGTCCACATCTACAGACTAGATAAATTATATATGTACTTAAACTAAGGAGACATCATGACTGATACTGTACAAGAAAATACCCAAGCTCAAGAAACTGCAACTCAAGAGCCAGCAAATGAATTGAATATCAACGACCTAAATGCAATGAAAGTTATCATTGATATTGCCAGTTCGCGTGGTGCGTTTAAGCCTAACGAAATGACAGCAGTTGGACAAACTTATACCAAGTTGACTGCATTTTTAGATCAGGTTGCTAAACAAGCTGAAGGAGCAAAGAAATAATGAGTGAACTAAAACACATTGGTAGAGTCAAAGCTACCAATAAAAAATGTCTAGTGGCATATCGCACACTGCCCGGTGATGCTTACTATTGCTTAATTGTGCCAACTGAAAATTTGCCGGATGCATATCACGATGCATTGATCAATTTGGTTGAAAGTCATGCTGGTCAAGATGCTTACGAATTTGCAGAAGCATTGGATCGTACACAATTTCCAGATGGTTCACGCATGTTGCCTGCACTACATTCAACTGGTCGTTTAATCAAAGTAGCAACTGATGCTATTGAAATGACACCAACTTTATCATACAGTATTCCGCTATCTGAATTAAATCAAATGATTGCAGAACAACGTGGAATTCCAGTTGACGAACTTTCTGTACAACCAAGTTTAGCAGAAGGTAAACGTACACGGGATCTCGGTGAGCCAGTGGTTGCAGAAGCTGTTGCAAAAGCAGTCACTGCTACAATTGAATTGACACCGGATGCACAGGCTAAAGAGTATCGTTCCAAGGCAGATAAATTGTCCAAGGAAGCGGCTGCATTTAGACGCATGGCTGAAGAGCTAGTACCTACGACAAAAAAATGACGTCTCAGGGAAGAATTCTTCCCAAGGATGTCATCGATCATTGGCCCGAAGTATTCGGTGATATAAAACTTAATGTACTGCCGATAAGTTATTTGAATGCAGTGCTAGTCAATTTTAAAGATGGAAAAACTTGGGAAATCCGTGTGACTCCGCAAACTAGAAAAGCTGGTTGGGAATCTTTTGAAAAATCTTTATCTGAGCTGGTAAAAAGCTACGAAGATAAAATTGACAATGTTGATTTTAAATTAGATACCGAAAAAGTTAAAAAAGATATTAAAAAATCTACCGATAAATTCTTAAAGAAAAAGAAGCTATAAATAATGAATGTTCAGCTATTATCCTATTCACAGCCAACACCAGAATTTAAAAATCTTGGTATCTCAGATGCACAGGAACTCATTGCGTATTGCGCCCGTGTCAGCAATCCCAGCAATCAACTCAACACAGACACATCAGAAAAACTTATCAGATACTTGGTCAAACACCAACACTGGAGCCCACTTGAAATGGTCAGTGCCTGTATCGAAATTACCACAACTAGAGATATTGCCCGTCAAATACTCCGACACAGAAGTTTTAGTTTTCAAGAGTTTTCTCAGCGTTATGCTGACCCAACGAAAGATCTCAACTTTGTTACAAGAGAAGCTAGATTACAAGATCCTAAGAACAGGCAGAACAGCGTTGAAGTGGATGATACAATGTTACAAAACGAATGGTATAGAGCTCAACAACGAGTTATATATGCAGCCAAACGTGAGTACGAGTGGGCTATCGATAATGGCATAGCAAAAGAACAAGCTCGTGCAGTGTTACCAGAAGGACTTATTGAAAGTCGTTTATATATGAATGGTACACTGCGAAGCTGGATTCACTTTATCGAATTGCGTAGTGCAAACGGTACTCAGAAAGAGCACCAAGAAGTAGCCGTTGCCTGTGCCAAAGTAATTGCCACTGTGTTTCCAATGGCTGCTGATCTTACTTAAAAGTCTCAGGAGGGTGAACTTCTATGTGATAATAGAATTCACCTTCTAACCACGAGTCGTCCTCAATCTTGGCGTAAGTAACAGGATCATTCTTATAAGTTTCTCCAAACCACTTACCAGCACTTGCACCACCGCGTGAATATTCATTGTGGCCGTTATACAACAATTCTTGTATTGTATCATCATCAGTAACATTATTGGCAGCTTCTCTAAAAGCACTTCTCCAGAAGTTGATTTTTTCGTCCTGTGTTAGTTCTCGTTCTTGTTCTCGTTCTCGTTCTCGTTCTCGTTCTCGTTCTATCACAGGATCTTCTAAATCCTTAAATGTTTCAACCGGAGGGAACATTTCGGTATGTTCATTAAACTGTATTTCTAACCATTCGTAATCGTTGATCTTAGATAGTGCTTCGGGATCATCTTTATATGTTGAGCCATACCATTGCCCCGCACTCGCCCCTCCTTTTGCATATTCTCCAAATTCAGAGCTGCCGCCTTGATAGAGCCAAGTGTTTAATCTAAGTTGAGATTCTGCTAATTCATCTCCGTGAATCACCCTGCTACTCAATTTTACACACTCTCTAAATGCACTACGCCATGTGTTAAACGGGCTTGTGTTGAATTTAGTAATATTTGAAACAGTGGGCATAACTTTAAATTTACTGGAAATACTTGTTGTCATGTCAGTACTATTGACATCAAGATTTAATGTCAATTCACGGGGTAATAATTTTACTCCACCATTACCATATTCTAATCCGTTTACTGGATTTTGACTACGCCATACATGTACAATGTCATTTTCTTTTTCGGACAACATAGAATTAAATCTAAATTGAGGATTGATAACAGCATCAGCATCCACCACCCAAAACATGTTAGTAGTTGCTATTTCGGCGGCAGCTATGTGTGCTTGATGAATTCCCTTGACACCATCAATTCTGTGAATATCATTATGATGAACCCCAGCATGTCTTGTTAGTTTTTCGTAATTTTCATCTGCATATTCTTCGTTATATGAGATAAACACAATGTCATAATACTTGGTGTGACTTGCTATTGTGTTCATTTTTATCATACCTGAAAAGAATCTATTTTCTATTTCTTTGTCAGTCACTTCTTTATCTTTAGGAAACAATCCCACGGATGGCAAATTTCTATCAGCACTGTTTGGCCAAATATGAACATATTTTTCTTCGTGTACTGGAGGACGATAATCAAAGTTAAAATTTATGTCTACCACTACATCAGGCCACACTGCCCAAAATAGTTTTGTAGTAGATTTTTTCTGTGCAGCTCTAAACGACTCAGCAGTTTTTGCAAAGGGCCAAGTTTGTTTTAGTCTGTTAAAATCCAATTCAGAACTTTTATTATTTCGACTGATAAAAATAATGTCGTACATTATCGTTTCCTTATAATTCTAGGAGTGTTGTTAAACACCGTTTTAAAAAATCTACTAGAGACTGGACATGGATCAAATAATTCCAATTTACACTCGTGCGTTAAAGTTTCGCCAAGTCCCATAATTTCATAGGGCAACATTTCGTCTGTAATCTTGCTGTATTTTTCTTCCCACTCTAGTGTAAGCCAATCAAAATCACGCACATTGCTGTAATCCCAATCTGTACAATTAGTCAAGTATGCACCCTCTCTTGCACCATGCATACTCCATAACCCGTTTGTGACATCGGCACCAATATTACACCATATGAGTAATCTATGATAATTTTGCCACCATATATTTTTAAGATTAGCAACTTTAGCACCTTGGTCTAAGCTCATTTTTACACCTTCGCGAAAACCTGCACGCCATGCTTGGAAAGGCGTGGCATTGGTAAAACTCTCACTGTAGTTTTCATTGAACTGATAGTACTTGTCATCAAAGCAAAACTCAACTAGACCCTTTGTATCATTAGCATCGGAGTTTTCATGTGTTTTCATCTCATTAACAAACTTGGGTGTCCACATTTTAAGGCCGCCATTGCCATACATGAGATCGTTCACATGTACTTTTCCGCACCAACTGAACACATGGTTGGGTGTTAATCCCAGTTTGTCTATGTCTATTTCAACTTCTAAAAATTTTGGATCAATAATATTATCTGCATCTACAGTAACAAAGTATTCAGTTTCGCATAGTGCGGCACAGGCTTTGTGTGCGGCATCCGATCCTTTGACTCCGTGTACACGTTTTGCCCAAGGTACTTTAGCAACTAAATCTGCATAATGCTTTTCAGCGTTAGGCTCATCGTAACTTAAAAATACGATATCTTGATCTATAATTTTTATTATTTTGCTCATTTTTCAGTTTTTTTCCAAATTGTTAATCCATATGATGAAAATAGAGATTTAGTAGATATTGAAATTTTATCTATGTTTTTTTCTGCACTAGCTATGAAAGGCACACATACTTTATCCAATACTAAATCTTTTATATTAATAGTAATTGTTCTAACTAAAAAATCAAAATCAGTTTCTAGTGTAACAAAAAAAGTTAGTGTTTCCATTGAGTACTTATTGTCATAATACTGTTGTCTAACTTTATTTGATATTAAGAAAATCCACATACTTTCATTTGGACTCCAATGCACTGTTAGTTCAGTCTTTTTACTTGGCTTGGATGTAATCCATTCAAACATGTTGTTTTTAAAAAACAACTCTTGTTGCATTCGAGGAACAAGTTCTAAACCTGATTCGCTATCAGGATTTTTTGTCCTTGTTACAGTCCAGTCTTTAAACTGCTCTACACCAGTTACAAACTTTTCATACAATGGATAATCTATTACAATTCCTTGTTCATAAAGACTATTTTCTTCGTTTGAAATAGCTAGTATTTCTCCAGTCTTGATATCAAAATAGCATCTATAAGTTTGTACCATAGGTGCTATTGCAGCCGCAATTTCTTCAGGGCTAAGGCAATCTTCAATATCTTCCATCTGCTAATTCCTTTAATCTATCAAGTATGCTGTCTGTTAGGAAATTCTTTTCTACATAATGAAATAATGCAGGCTGTTTAATATTTCCAACAATTAGATTTCCTTTAGATGTTAATACATATGGCACAGTGTCTTGCCAACTTACTGGAGATATTGGCCAGGCTTGTAACGGTGTTTTCATGTGTACGAAGTGCAAAGGAGAATTAGTATCAAACATATCATCTTGCATGCCAGACATTTCAATTGCAATAGCACTGGCCAAATCCATACTTAACCAATTCTGATAATCTACAGGTGCAAATTTAGAATATGCCCATTCCCAGTTGTTGCATACAAATTCCAGTGCTTTATAAAAACCAAGACTTTCATCGCATTTTTTAAAATAATGTAGTGCAAAATAAGGGTTAGATAAATTGTTAGAAACAAATGCTTTACGATGCACAGTGTCCGCAATTGTTTCTAGTTTATAATTTTTAACAGTAGAACAAAATCTAATATTAAAATGTTCACAATAATCCCACCAAGAAGAAACATCGTCCAGCAACAGCATATCAGTATCTAGAATAATAGTCTCATCATACGGGCTTGCATGATATAACTTCCACCGATTTTCAACTTTCCATTCTTTGCCAGCAGCATCGTCATTTCCTGGGATTGGAATAATTTGATCGAATACTGATTTATATTTTTTTGGAACTTTGTTATTTGTAACCAATGATATCATCGATACTGCTGTTTGACTAGATTTAATGGACAATGCTAATGCATATGCCTGTTTGATATAATCAACAGTATCTGTATTTTGTGCGAGTACTAAGAAACCTTTAGACACCTGTACCTCCATCGATAAAGCGACTTAAACTGGCTTTGTTCATAACATGCACGTCAATTCCACTTGTTTTTGCCGCAGTATATTCGCCAAGATAGTCTTGTTTTTCCACAAGAAATTTTAAAGTGGTATTATCCAGTGTAACAAGAATATCACGGTCAGTAGAGTAAATCATTTTGCCAGGTAGTTCATCTGCAAATGTACCATTAACTTTTCCGTTCATAATGTGTATAGCAATGCTAAACGCAAAGTCATTTCTAAATGTAGGAGATTCGATACTATATAAAGTTCTGAAATAATTCCAATTTGTTTTTATATATTCTATTAAATCAAAAAATCCTTTCATTACCGGATTTTTTTCAAATATAAAAGTAGTAGCCCAATAAAAAGGAATAGAATACGGATTAATTCTAAGATATTCTTTATTGGTGCGCCAGTTAGAAATATCTAAACTGTCTTTGTATATTTGTAAATTTGCATCATGTGTTAATGATCCCGCAAGTACTGATGAATTAATTATATAATCACTATCAATCACAAGTGTCCTATCATATGGGGTCAAATCATATACTTGACTTCTTGATAGATTTTTCCAATCAAGGATTTTAGAAGATAACGATCCATCATTAAATCTACGGGTATGAAATGCCGCACTATTGGGTATCTCAATTACTTGCTCAAATATATGATCGGGCTGGCTTTCTAATAACCAACTTTTGCTATCTGTGATTAGTGTCACTGGGATTTTTAAAAACTTATCTATCCGTGTGGCAGCAAAAGCTGCCATTTTGACATAATCAATTGCAGAATTATTCTGAGCAAATATCACTGCTCCGCATTTCATAGATCGATCAGACCTTGTATTCTACGTTGTTTTTTGATTTCTGAATATTTGTTTGAATATGCATTTAGTGCAAGAAAATATTGTTCTGTGACAGAATCAAAAAATGCTTGCACGTCTTGAATTTGTACAGGAGAATTGTTTGTATCAACAAATACAACATCAGTTGCATGTCCAAGATCCAATACAGTCTTGATATAAGTAATCAGATTGCTGTCAATTTTAAATACAGCACCGTTAATATAATATATTAATTGTTGATTAAATTCTTCTAAAATGATTCTTCGTTGATTTGATAACGTAGCCATATAATTGGCTGTTTCAAATGCTTTTTCAATTCTTTCGTCCATAGATAACTCCGCAAGTAGTATAATACACTACTTTAATTATCTAGTCAACAAGTTTAGAGTTATAAAGATGAAACTACAGCAGTTGGAGCAGTTACAGACACATTGGCACCCGTGGCATAATACTGTTGAGGTATACTAGTCAATGTTCCGTTTGCTGGCTCATATGCGTAGCCGCCGGCTCCGCGAGATGTATAAGAAAATGTAGGGGTAAAGATTACTTGAGTAGAACCAGCATTTCGTCTAGCATATAAATCATACTGGTTTGGGGAATATTGGCTATCGGCTGCATCAACAAATTTTGTAAAAATTAACTGATTGGTAGTAGTTAAGTTATACCATCCGATATTTTGTGAAGTTCCGGTACCTGTATTTGTAGTAGTAACAGCACTCATTGATATAATGCCCATGTTAGTTAATAAGGTTGCCCAAGAACGATTGACCAAATAACTAGTATCATTAGTATAATTTGTAAAACTCGCACTAAATTTAAAATTACCACCGCTATTAAAATAAAAACGAGCGGCATCAGATGATGCAAATGTAACAGTAACCGTATGACTAATCGTAGAAGCCCAAGGACTAGTTCTAACAACCGGAGTAAAGTTAGCCAAAGTTCCTTGGCTAGCCGGAGGGATAGTTAGTCGATTATTTGTAGTAGTATCAGCAAACGTATTGTAGGCAGCACGGTCTACTTCTTTAATTGTGGTACTTGTAGTTGGTAATACTAATAGACTACCTTCATCATTACCAGTTTGATGCTGTCTTGCTTTAAGAAGATCATTTCTTAAATTATTCCATTGTGTAACTGTAATTTTATTGTTTCTAGCAACTTGAGAACTTGTTATAGCTTGTCCGTATCCATAATCGGCTGAGCCTGTTCCTAAAATATTACTTATTTTTGATTGTATAGTATTATAATCTATTGCTATAATTGATGTGCCAAAGCCCGCCATGAGTTATCCTTTATGTACAAGTATAGTTAGCATTATAAAATAACACATTCTATAAGTTTAACTGATGCATCATTGCTTGTTTCTAAAGCAATTGCAAATACATCGGCAGTATTACCCATTGCGGCTTGGGCTGTACCATCTTGTCCGGCTACTAAACGCTGACCTTTGATAACAGATCCTAATACTTTAACAGGAACACGCCCTTTAAGAGCAATATATGTGCCGCCTTCCAATGCACTATTCATCATGTATGCAGGATTTGCAGAAACTGCACCCAATGCACGGAATCCAACTTGGGCTGCTGTAACTTCTTTTTCGCCGCCAACCATTACAACTGTTCCAACTTCATACTCTGCATCTGCAAGATATTTTTCGGCCAAGTCAGCATAATTAGCACTAGTTGCAACACCTTGAAATACCACTGCATTTATATAACCATTAACATCCCTAGCAGCAATGGTATTGATACTAGAATCAGTGCTAGCTGACCGATAGTTTCCGTTGACACTTAGTAGATCTGCTTTATCAGCAGTTCCTTTAAATTTATCAGCAAATACATCTTTAAATTTAAAGTCCAAAGATCCAATGTTTGATACTAAAGTTACGGTAGGTAATATATCTACGTATGTAGTATCTGTGCGGCCGCTGAATTTAATATTCGATGTAGTTGGAGTTCCGGAAACGGTTGTTTTAAAAACAATCTCTTTGCCTTGTTGGTTCTGAATAGTAGGCGTAGTTTCTGCATCGTTAAAAACACGAAGCAATGCCTGTGGATCACCAACTGTAAATCCAGTATGTGCAAAATGTACAGGATTACTAAAAGTTGCATTTGTTGTTTGAATAAATGAACTGGCCGATAATCCTCCAAGTTTTTCCGAATTCGTTGCTGTACCCCAAAATCGATGACCTGTTTGAGTTTGTCCTAATGTGCTTACCCCATCATTATTGGTATAGCATAGTGTTACACCCTGGTGTATGTTTGAAAAACCGTCAATTGGATTTACTGCATTTAGTGTAAAGTTTTCAGTACTTATTGTAAATATTGTAACATCATCATCGATTGCTTGAATAACTGCATGTGGATTTCCGCTGGTATCCAATAAACTAACTGAACGCATCTGTGTAACTGTTTGCGAGCCAGCAACACCTTGCGGACCTATCAATGTGTATGCTGCACCATCCCATGCATATAATTGCTTGTTAGTTGTGTCGAACCAAAAATCACCAACTGTTAGGCCAGTTGGTGCGGTTGAACTAATCTCAGCACCGCCTGTTGTGCGGAATTTAACTCCGTCATAAAATTTTAATTTACTAGAACTGCTATCAAACCAGATTTGCCCAGAGATTGCTCTGGGTGGAGGGTTATTTGATGCAAAATTTTCAAGCAGGTATACAAAATTTTCATTTTGTACTCCACCATAACCGGCATAATTTTTGCCAATTAATTTTAGATCAAGAGTTGCATCGATAGTTCCGTCCGCAACCACCGCAACTTGTGCTCCATTTGTTCTAGTTATAGTATATGACATCTCACTTGTTCCTTATTCTACAGTATTTATTCTATTTGTTAAGGCAAATTAGTTTGCCACTGCCATACTCCAGCTAATAACTGGAACTGCCTTATTTCAGTTGTGCCGCCCACTTCAGTAACCACAATATTGGCTTTTGTATTAAATTCATGATCTGCTGAATCAAATACATATGCCAAGTAATTGGTGGCAATTTGATCGTTTCTGTAGCCAAGCGGCACAGTTAAAGATAATGCTAACGGTGCGGATCTAACTTTGACATCCACGTATGATTTATTTGCGGCATCTTGATCAAGAATTGGACTAGCTAGCGATGCGATGCGGTGTCCGCTTACATCAACCGATCCTGCACCTTTGGGAGTTAAGATAACATCTCCGTCAGTTTGACTTATGTTGTTGTAATAAAGAATATTATCAGATATTTTTAAATTGCCAGCTTGTACGTTGACTAGATTTCCCACACTAGTTAGGCCTGGAGCACTTGTGATATATACTCCTAAGCTACTACCTGTTAGTGCATCAAACCCGCCAATTTTAAATGATTTTCCTGCGGCTAAATCTATATTTTCTGAACTGGTCCAGCTGGATGTTGCAGATAACCATGCTATTGTTTTGTCGCCATCTGTACCAGCCGCTAGTGTGATGCCGCCGGCTTCTGCTGTGACATTAGTGGGCAATGCTGTTTTGCCCAATATTATCATTTTATCTGCTATTTCTAAATTTGTAGTGTTAATTGTAGTTGTTGCACCTTCAACAAGTAAATCTCCACGTATTCTAGCATTTCCGTTGACGTCTAATGAAGCTGTTGGCAAGTTGGTGTAGATGCCAGTTCGTTTAGTAGTAGCATTGATAAAAAATGCAGTATCAAGTCCGGTTCCGCTGAGCAAATTAATACCATAATTTTGATTAGGAGTATTTGATTTAACTTGGAAAATAGATGTAGTAGCATTAAATTCAGTACTGGAACCTTCT